CGAAGTGAAATCGGATTTTTCCACAAAATCGCTTGCATCTGGAATAGTTGGAAACGTTGCTACCGTTCCATCACCTCTAAGGTACTGCGCTGTTGTTCCCGTTGGCGTGTTGAACTTCGCATCAACTGCCGTTTTTACCGCTTTTTGTGTTGGGTAAAATGTGTCTGAATTATCAGTTAAAGTTGTTTTCTTATTTGTCGTGCTTTCGACATTTGTTAAATTTATATCTAAACTCATGCGCTTATATTTATTACTTGATTAGGGTCTAAAGTTACAATAGTTCCAGTTTGGTTTAATATACCGTCAACGTAAACGTTAACCGTTGTATTAGGTAATTCTAAATTCTCATCTGTTGTAACTGAATAGCTATCATTTGAATTACTTACAACAACGCTTCCACTCGAACAAGTATAAGTTCCACCCGCTAAAACTTGCACCGAACTTGCGCCATCTGTTACCGTTACATTTGGACAACCACTTGTGAAACCAGTATCGCAAATAGTCATATCAGAAACCATAATAACATCGAATGTCATAGCCCAACCTGCTAATTTATTCTCAAACCTATCCGTAAACGGTTCTAAGGTTGCATCGCCGTCCATCATAATATAGTCAGGATTCAAGTCCCCACGTTTCATTATGTCGTGAACTCTATTAAGTGCTTGCAACATTGCATTCATTATAGACGGTTCAAGGTCATATTTTTCCTTGCTATCTAAAATATCCATTGCTAAAACAGTGATATTGAAGCGTTGCATTTTACCTTCAATACTTGCTGAATTTATAATGATATGCGCTAAAGGAAAAATCGTTTGTTTCGCTAAATCAATGTCGCTAATTTGCCCGTCCGTAATTGTAGAAATTAGGTTAGTCGCTTGTAACTGCGCTCTAAGTGTATCAAGTATCTTAAAATAACTCATTTCTTTTCCTTTGGTTTTTCTTGTTCGATTTGTTGAAGGAAAACCATTAATTTTTCAATGTTCTTTTTTGACCGCTTTTTCATAAAACCCAGTTAGTAAAGTTAGTGTCTGAACTCGGATAAATATCACCGTTACTGTTGCTGTTGTATTCAGGAAACAAAGCTTGGTTAAAACACATATAATCAACAAATCTACTGCTGTAATGGTTTGCCGTTTGCGTTTGTTTATCAATCAATAAAGATAATTCTAAACGGTCGATATTCTCGCTTTGTTCTGCGTTATGCTTATAAACTCCTTTATTACCAATTGTGTATGCTGAATAAGGTAAATATTCAACCATAGCCCAATGAATAAGCATCGGTTTAATATAAGTGTTTACTAAAGTCAAATAGTTACCGCCTAAAGTATTCGCAATAATATCCGCTTTTATTTTTTCAAGTAAATCCGTTCCTAAATACTTTTGCACGTGGATATCTTGAGCAATTTTAATATATTGAATAAATTTGTCAGGGTCAACGTTTCCATTTAAAGACGTGAATTTTACCACGTCATCCCTTGTTATAATTAGTGCTTCTGCCATTTCGTGTTATTTAGGTAAAAATCCTTTGTTTGGCATATCAATTGGGCGCATGGCTACTAAATTCGGGTTGCGAACTCGGTAACCTGCTTTTTCTGCCTTGTTTGTAGATATCGTTTTAGCTTTCGGACTTAATGGATCGATTCCAGTTTTTTCATCAAAAGCTACAAACGTTTTACGCATCCATTTGTGAAAACATGATCCACCGCCTTTATACAACCATACTGAATAAGTATCTGCCCCACGTGGTCCCCAACCTTTATTAACTGGTAAAGCTCCCATTCTTATAATATCTTCTTTTCGATATAGCTTATTTGCTCCTACCATTTTACGACAAAATTCTCTTGAATTATCTCTTAATCCTCCCTCATAAGTATAACGAACCATAAATTTAATACCGTCAACTTTTGCATCTTGTTCACTTTTTGCTCGTGGGTTTGCTGTTCCCGTTGAAACGAAATTATAAACTTGACTTAATAAACTTGGTTTTTTATTGTTTAATGCTTCAATTTCGGCATCTTCCAAATCGTCATTTTCGTAATCAACTTCGTAACTATCAATCAATACCCAATTGCTTGGCATATCTTCGCCTAAATCAATTAACGATTGTGCGACTTTATTGTCTTCGCTTTCTTGTTTACTCAATTCCGTCCCCGTTTCTTCTTGCTTATCTTCGTTCGATTGCACGTTTTCTAAATCCGTAAACTCTAAAGGTTGTAACGTTTTAAAAAACAATTTAGCCGTGTTTCCGTTGAAAGATGTTATTTGTTCTAATCCATCAATCAAAAGTTGCTGTAACGGTCTAATAACCATATTGTCGAATAATACAAACGCATTTTTTAATTCATCTGCATTGCTTCCAAAACCATTTGCACTTCCTAACCCTAATAACAAACCGCTTGTAATAGAATGCGAAACCATAATTTTGCGTTCGCACTCTAAACTTAATTGATTATACAAATCAGGTGCATCGTTCAAAGGAATATCATCAACCGTTGTGGCTGTTTCTTTGTTATTATTAAATCCAACTATTACTCTTTGCCCTTTGCTTCCAGTCAACTTTGACTTAATTTGTTGCTGTAACAAATTTTGCGTTTCAATGTCAGGTTGTCCGTTGTTGAAATTTACTACTTTAGTTCCACTAAATCTGTTTTGTACCTCCTCGATAAGGTAATCACTAACTTCTTCTTCGAGTAACGCATAAGCCGTTCCTGCTACATAATCAGGTAAAGAAAAATACTTCATTCCAATTGCGTAAGGTTTAATGACTAGTATTTCAACTTTGTCTTTTGAACTCCCAAATGTAGCGAATGGTTTAGGTGGAAATTTCTTAATGTCTTCCCAATTATTGGAATAGTACCATTTGTTAATTTTCCCTTCATCGTCGCATTTCTCAGGTGCCAAAAGGTTCATATCAATATGAAACGCTTTTAGTATTTTATCGTGCTTGTCGTTGTAGTGTACTTGAATGGCACACTGACCTAATGTCTTTAAATCAAAGCAAAGTTTTCTCAAACAATCTTTATTAAACAAAGCCATCACTTGAGCGTATTCAGCAGGTTTTCTGCTTGCATCAATTACTCCTAAACCTTTACCATACATTAAACGAGTTACGTTGTTTATAATGGATTGATTCGTTGCGCTCTTTCGATAACGGTCAATAAGAAATTGAAAGTAACTATTGTTTTCGCCAAAAGTTACATAACCTTTTTGCTTAGATTCTATTATTTGCGGTGCTTCGTATTGAGCCAAATTTATTACATCTACATTCATAGCATTACAAAATCATTGTTAGATGAATGTTCGTCAGTTTGCAACCCTGCCTTGTAACACCATACCTGCTCACTACCTAAAAAATTAGTAAGGTTGTATAATTGCACGATGTAGAAACGTCCTGCTTTTAACGAATACACCGCTTGAACTCCGACATAATAACCATAATCAATTATCGTGGGTGCGTTAATCGTTGCGCTTGTTCCTGCTTCTTGGTCAATTACTACAATATGCGTAATCGTTGTGGATCGTGGCGCACATTTTAATATTTGACTCGATGCACTTACTTGTAAAACATTCATATTTATAAAACTATTAAAGTAGAAAACTGTTGCATAAAAAAAGGGTTACATTTCTGCAACCCCTTATTATGGAGACAATCAAACAAAATTCTAAGATGTTGTGAAAGAAGCTAAAGACGTTAAGTCAGATAATAAACCTGCTTCCGTTGAACAATTAATGAAATTTGCAGGCAATGCTTCCATTCCCGTAAATGTCAAAGTGTAACCATTCAAGTCCCCTGGTTCTGTTCCCATTCCGATAGTACCTGCAGTTAAATCCATTCCTCTTTTAAGTCCTGCAATTCGGTAGGTATTGTCACGCCCTCTAACAATAATATGCGGTCTGCCGTAAGATAGTAATTTTACTATTTTTTGGCTGTTTGCATCTTGTTTTTTAAGCGTGATAGTTAATTCTTGCTGAAAGAAAGTAGTACCGTTGTTTCTATCTGAAGTGATAGTTTCTTGATAACTGTTAGTTCCTTTTAACTCGAATTTGTAGCAAGCTGTAACGTTTGCAATTGCTGTGATAATATCTCCCTCACCTGGCGTTGCTGAATAACTTACATCAACCTCGGGGTTAAAATCCCCGAAGTTAATGAAATATGCTGCGTCTAATCCTGCAATTGAATCTTTACAAACTTCTAATCTTCCGTTGGCTAAGTCGCAACTCATAGTTCTTAGTTTACAGAGTTAGTAACATTGTATGTAACGATGTCTTCAACAACACCATATTGAACACCTGCAGTCATTCTCATAACGATTCTAACGTTTTGTGAACCGTCAACATCTGCCATGTCCAAAAGTTTTACCTCTTGTGCATCATTCATTAAACCAGTACCGAACACTAAATTTTCTTTAGTTGTTGCAATCATTGTAGATGCAGGTAAACCCGGTGCGTGTGCTAATTTAACACCCTCGAAAGGTAGGATTGCGCCACCGTTAAACCACATTGAACCTTTACCGTCGATACCATTTGCTCCTAAGTTAGTTGCAAATCCACCTAATGCACGAACGTACAATCTGAATACGTTTGTTGAAACGTAGATATGGAAGTCCTCACGTGCTGAAACTGCTAACGGAGTAGCATCAAGTACTTTTCCGATTTCTGCAATTACGTTAGTTGACAATAAACCGCCACCTACTAATGCAAGTTCTTGCGCTGAAGGTAAAGCAGGGTCTAAAGCTAACAAAGTAGTGAATCCGTCAAACTCTCCGTTGTTAGATGCAACACCTCTCCAAATGTTTACTTCGTTTTCAGATGCTACCTTTTCAGCATATTGTGCCAATAAGAAATCTGTAAATGATTTCGGCATTACATCAAATGCTGAATAACCCATTTCGATTGCGTCCCAATCATTTCTGAAAGTTGTTTTACACAATTGACGGTTAACTTGTAACTCTTTAGGTTGAATTACTCTTTCTGTTAAGGTAATTGTTCCTGCAGGATTGAAGTCGCAAGATGCGTTTGATAAAAGTTTGTCAGTTGCAAGTCTTTTCATTACTGACTTGAACTTAACGTTCGGCATAATCGTGATTAAATTACTTGCCAAAGTTGGTGCGGGTAATAAAGCCGCCGCAATGTACTTACCTGCGAACTCGCCAGCGTAAGTAGTTGTAATTGATGTAGTTGTACTCATTTTATAAAAATGTTTTAAATTAAACTGCTGTTAAAGTGATTGCTCCTGCTGAAACACCTGAACCGTTCACGTACCAGTTTGTTCCATCACAAACTAATTCTGCAAAGTCGCCGATTGATTCTGCTGATGCTACGAAAGAAATTGTGTTTTCGTCAACTCCTGCAACGTGTGCTCCGTTAACTAATACGCTTCCCTCGATAACATTTGTAGCCGCTTTTACCGTCCAATCAGTAGTCGCGAACAATTGACCTACGATAAATTTGAATCGTAAACCTGCTGATGTTGCTACTGCTGGAAGTGTAATTTGCGCTCCTGCTGCTGCTTTTAATATTAATACTTTTCCGCTATCCTCTGCGGTTAAAGTTGTTGCGCCTGTAATGGCTTCAACGTTTGCCAACTGACGTTCTGTGTCGTTGGTTACTGCTAAATAAGTTGTGCTCATTTTATTGGTTTATAAATTTCATTACTAAATCTCTTGTGCTTTTAGGTGCTTCTACCTTTACTTTTTCCGTTGGCTC